TAATAGCACGGGCTAAAGCCAGTTGTACTATCGATGAACCAAACAAAAGTGCAAATCCGCCAATTAATCCTCCTATTACATAAGGATTAGTAAAGATTTCTGTTAACATTGCTTTGAGCGCTGGAGCAAGTATTTCTCCTATCTTTTTCACAGCATTCTTGAGAGCAGCCTCTATACCACCGGGGCCGTTCATTATCGCCACGAACTCTCGTACAAATTTTTCAACTGCTTTCACTATTGAATAAATGTTTTTTTCAACATATCCAATCAATGGTAGAAGAGCAACTCTCATAGTTTCTCTAAGAGATAGCAGTGCTTTGTCAAAGTTTGCTTGATTTTTAGTTTGGTCTGCTAGTGCCTTGGCTTGCTTTTTTTGTTCTTCGGTTAATGCTGCGCCCATGTTTTCTAATCCTATCATTTCAGCAATGACATCATAAACAGAAGAACCTAAGTTTGCAAATTGTGCTTGATTCACACCAGTGGTTTTAGCCAATTCTTTCATTCTCACTGATTCTTCCCTAATAACTCTATTGGCTTCATCTTGAGATACTGAGTTGGTTCTCAGTTGTTGTGCAAGTCTTACTAACCTTGGACTGTTTAATGCTATAGACTTGGCCATGTCATTAGTAGCACTAGGTACTCCGTTGTTCAACATTAGATCAGCCATGCCTTCTGCCATCTTGTCACTGGACTTTTTAAGACCAGTCATGAACAATGCCGATTGAGTTGTCATACCGCCCATCTGGGTATAGAATAATTTCAATCGTTTATCTTGCATTTGCTCAGCAAGAAGTTTTTCGGCTTCTTTACGACTCATGCCGTGAACACGAGCCAACATGTCTAATTGTAGCAAGTACTCTTTACTACCTTCGTTCAATTCAGACTGAGTCATAGTTTGAGCACGGCCAAGTTTAGTTTGTATTGCAAGATATCCTGCTGTTAACTCAGCAGTTTCTTCCATGCTAAATCCTAAACGTGCTAACCCTTGTTGAAATGGACCTTGTAGACTTTTGTTAACCGCAGTAAAAATTCTAGCACCAGCAGCGGTACTTCCTCCTAATTGGGCCAACGAAGCACTATTTTCAGTTATGGCTTTTACAAACACTTCTAACGGTAACCCGGCGCGAGCAGCCATATCTCTCATTGTGTTTATACCACTACCAAAGTCTGCACCAACTTGACTTAATGTTCTAAACATATCTATTTGTTCTTGCATGGCTTTGCCTACAGCACCAATAATTGGTCCAATGATAGGAATACCACTTAGTGCATCGGTAAAATCGGTAACTTTAGGAGTTGCAGAACTTAGTGCAAAACTAATAGTTTTGCCTACAAGGTTTCCTATTGCGTGTAGTACACCAACTACATCTTTAAGACCTTCTATGAATTTTTTTCGTTTTTCTTTTTCTTCTTCTATACGTTTATTGAGTTCATCCCTACGTGCAATTTCAGCGGCAATGGCTTCCTGATTTTTAAAAGTTTGTTGAAGATGTCGGTTTTGACGATCCGTGGTACGTTTTAACGAATCTTCGTATGCTTTTTGTAATTTGGCTGCTTGACTTTTGTTTGAATTAGTGGCCAAGGTGGCTTGAAGCAACGCATATAATGTTGCTTCAGTTGCGGCATTTTCTAAAATGAGTGGTTGCCCACCTAATTCACCAGTAACTTCCATATATTTTTCACCCGAAATATGCGCATATAAATACTATGCGCTATTTTATTTATCGGAGTTAAAAATCGTGGAAAATATCAAACAAAATCCTTTGCACAAGTATTTTAGACAACCTAAAATATATCTTAGATTACCTAGTTCAGGAAATTTCTATCCTGCAGGTGCGTTGGAGAAAACAGAAAATGGAGAATACCCTGTGTATTCCATGACTGCGAAAGATGAAATAGTAATGAAAACACCTGATGCATTAATGAACGGTCAGGCAACTGTTGATATAATCCAAAGTTGTGTACCTAACATCAAAGATGCTTGGAAAATTCCCAGCATAGATCTCGATGCTATACTGGTAGCAATTCGAATTGCTACCTACGGAGAAATGTTGGATGTCAGTGCAATGATTCCAGGATTAAATGAAGAGCGCACCTATGAAACTGATCTAAGATTAGTTTTGGATAAACTAATTAATTCTACATTTGACACTGTTTGCAAAATTGACGATACTTTTGAAGTTAGAATACGTCCGTTGAATTATGCAGAGTTTACTAAAAATTCTACTCGCAGTTTAGAAGAGCAACGTATAATTCAGATAGTTAACGATGACGGGTTAGACGATGCAGATAAACTTGAAAAGTTTGCTGTGAGTTTTAGAAAATTAACAGAAATTACCATTAACATGGTAAGTGCAGGCATTATGTCAGTGATCACTCCCGAGGGAGTCGTAGAAGATCCTGCATTTATTCAAGAGTTTGTCAACAACGCAGACAAGGACATATTAAAAAGTATCATTGCTCACTTAGATGAACAAAAAAAGAAATTTAATATCGAACCTTTCAAAGTAAAATCATCCCCTGAAGAAATAGAAAAAGGCGCTGTTGCAGAATTTGAAGTACCTATCACCTTGGACAGTTCAAATTTTTTCGCGTAAGGCTCCTTAGCCTTAGTCTGAATGAAGCGCTGGACATGATTAAGGGGCTTGATAATCAAGTTAAAGAAATTAAAAACGAGATCTTTAGACTGTGTTGGTACATGCGAGGTAGTGTAACCATTGACGAAGGGTTTGCCTTGACCTACGATGACAGAGTTATCATCGCCGATATCATTAAAGATAATTTAGAAACTACTAAAAAAACACAGATGCCGTTCTTTTAAACGGCTACTGCAACTTTTTTACGTGCTCGTCGAGGAGCGGAAACTTTCATACTAGACTGTGGTGCTGGCGGTGCCGCGGGCGCTGGATTGGCCATTTGGTTTTGTGCATTGGCAGCAGCCACTTTCTGTTTTTCAGCCCTTATTTGTGCAGGAGTTTGTGCAACTGGAGCAGCCGCTGGCGGCGGCGCTGGATTGGCTTTCATCTGTGCTTGTGCCGCATTAGCAGCCTGTGCTTGTTTAGTTGCACGAACTTGTGCTGGAGTCATATTACTGGTATTAACAGGTGCTGTAGCCGTTGCGGCAGTTTTAGAAGCCGCAACAGGATTTTGCAATGCCGTTTGGGCGGCTGAAACAATTTTCTTAAGATCTCGTTTATTCATCTGTGGAATAACTTGTAACAATGCCGGAATACTAAATGGTTGATTTGAGCCAGGCGCAGATGTTGGTGTGTTAGATCTTGGCTGCTGTGCTTGATTAGGCTGAGTAGTCGTTTGAGTACCAGTAGCATTTGCTGTAGCACCAGGAACACCTGTACTACCTGTTGCACTACCAGTGCCTTTAATATATTCTTGTGCAGTTTTATTAAGAATGGCAAACACTGAATCCTTGTCAGCACTGCCAGTGAGATTAGGCGGCACATTTTGTACAGGAATACCGTTCTTCAACATAAAGTCTTTAAGATCACCGATAGTGGCTTCTGATTCAGGACGACCAGCAGTTCTCAAATATCTTTGATATTCTTTATAATAACGGTTGGCAAACTGTCCAACATCTGCTTTACTATCTAATTGACCAGCCCATGTCTTTAATCCAACAGCACCTAATGCGGCTGCGCCAACACGTTTTGCGGCTTGTCCCAGCATACCAGCAGGACCTTCAACAATCTTTTTATTTTCAGAGAGAATCTCAATCGCTTTCATTCACTTCTATCCTTAACATACAATATTTAGTATCAATATAGATGAACTACGTTCATCTGTTCTTCGCTTGCGCTCGAACTACTTGTCTTCTTTTATTAATTATAGGAATTTATTAAGTGCGAAGCACATTAAATATTATCTAGATTGTGTAGTCACACTTAGCCCTTGCGGGCTAAAAATGAACATTATCTGAGTTGAGCAGTTCACTTAGCGTTTGCACTACAAGCATTTCTGCTATCTTAGGCGGTCATCCGGTACCTAATCATGCTGTCTTATTATGACGGCGGGTCTCTACACATACGCTAACATATGTAAAGCCGTGGGTTCTTCACCCTCTTTTAGCCTTTTAAAAATTATCTTAAACAGCAAAACCGGTTCTATAGGCATATCCGATCGTCGTCCTGTTAAGGATAGTTGCTGAGTACCTTTGCGGCAAGGAATTCCGTCCCTGAGACCCGTGGTCCAGTTGTTCTTAGGCACTTGAAGTAAGCCAGTGCAAGCCAAAAACCGCGTTATTTTGCCTTAGATTGTTCTAAAAGACGTTGCCTAAGTATGTTCGAACCGCCTACTCTAACATTAATAATGCCGTTATAGTAGTCATCAGTTTCTAAAACTCTACGTTCAAACTGTTCTCTTGCCTCTAGATATGACATTTCTGCCTTGGACATGCAAAGATATAGTATTTCTCTTGTGAAATTTTCCGGACCTAGTGCTTGGACATCTGCATTGAGCCTATCAGAAGAGCCATAATAGTCGCGCCAATCGCTTTCTACTACACTTCTTCTTTTAAGTTTTTTGCCTTTGAGTGGTGGTTTAGTGCGTTTAAACTGTGCTAGTTTTTTGCCTATGTATTTTTGTCCGGTTTGTAGATTCGTAATAAGATACACAAAGCCAATATAGCCTTCTGGGATCTCTTCTACGGGTTGATTTTGATACGTCCACAGCACAATGTTAATTAGTGTCTGTGTCGTCCTTGGCCTGTTGTTTTTGGCGTTGCCTGTCTATTTTTCTTTGCCTGCGTTCGCTGGGCTCAGTGGGCTCGATGCCCAGCAGAGGATTCCCGTGCATTTTAATTCTTGTTTCTTGTATTTCTTTGCGCCTGTGTTTGATCAGTGGTGAAATATCGTTGAGAGCCGCACGAGCATCTCTAGCACTTTGAATATATCCAAAGTTTTCAAATTTTTCGTTGGCTGTGCAGTATCTAATAAATGCTTTGACAATTTTGTCGTGCAAACTATCTTCTATTTCGTCACTCATGAATTTCTATGTCGTTGCTGTAACTGGTAAAACCGTTTTCTTTAATTACTCTTAGTACATTGTTTACTCGCCCGATCAATTCATCTCTATGACTGATCAAGTAAATGTTCTTGTGCCGTTCACGACCCATCTTTTTCAATATACCAAGACTACCTTCGACACCGGCAGCGTCCATGCCTGAATCAATAAGTTCGTCAATGAACAACAAGTTAATATTTTGATATAAACTTTCCCATACATCACGGAAACTCCATGATAGTCCAAGTATTAGTCTATTGCGTTCACCGCGACTCAAGTTATCAAAGTCTAAATCTTGACCTAACTGTGTAATCTCAACACTTAAATCGTTCTGGAACACAACACTATGCGGCAATCCAACTTTATCTAGATAATAAGTTAAGCGATTGTTAAGATATGCAAGATTCTGATCAATAATTTTCTTACGAATAAATGAATCTTTGTTGGTCAACAGTTTTAATAAAAATTCTTGATGGTCTTTCATCAACGTTAAACTGTTAACAGTGTCCCATGATACTTCTTGCAGTGCAGTATTTTCTAAATCTTCTATTTGTTCTTGATAGGTATCTAGTTCATTGCGTTTATTTTCTAACTGAGTGCCTAAATTTTCTAAATTACTGCGATGGTTATATGCTTCGTCTAATGTGTCATAAAAAGACACGGGTCGTCCGTTAATGTCTCCAATACTGTCCAATTCTTTTATCACAACTTCTAATTTTCCAGCAACATCGGACATGTATGTGTCTGCTTCAAGTAAATTCTTTTCAGCAGACTTGATCATTTCTT